TAAATGTTGGAGCAGCATCACTACCTGTTGTCGGACCAGCTATAACTTTATTCGCATTTTGTACTGTAGACTTATCAAAAAAACTACCAGTTCCACCGATTGCCTCAATAGTTGTAGCAGTTCCTCCTGCTCCACCTGTTCCAATACCAATAAAAAGTTTTTTACTGCCTTCGGCAAAAGCTAACTCAGCATTTGCAAGGCTTGTTGGTGCTGAAGATCCTGTGGATCTTTTTATGCGTACTGTGTTAGCCATTTTTAGAAGTTTCCTCCGTCAACGAGTGTAAGTTTAGTAGTAGTGTTATCTGCTTTAATGGTATCAGAAGCAGCGTGATAATACAGCACTGCATCATCAACTTTGCCAGATATATCAAAGTTCACACCAGAAATGGCAGGACCTTGTGGACCTTGCGTTGTAATTTCAACTGTAGTTACATCAGAAACCTGACTTACAGTTATAGAATTAGGATTGCTCATGCTGTGTAACCCTCACTTACAAATAGTTTACCCTCTAAATAATAGTTTTTGCTACCACTTGGTTCTGTTAACAATACGTCATAAAATAAAATGCTTGGGGTAAAGTTTGCTGTGTCAGTATCAGCTAAATTCATATCAATAATTCCATTAGATCTATCTGTATAAGTTATAGCCCAATCTGCATATTTTGTAGTGCGTGATTCATCGTAAACCTGTGCAGCTACAGTGTATCCAGTTAAATCTATAGCCGATCCAGTAGAGTCCTTGAATGTTAGTTTTATAGGAAAGTCTGCTCTCCTATCTACAGTAAAATTCTTTTTTCCAGGAATAATTGCCATTTATTTAATGTCTAAAGATACTGCACATTGAATAACATTGCTTGATTTTATTATATAGTCAATTCTATCAATCGCACTAGCAGCAGTAGATAAAGTTGGTGCAACTCCTCCTACAAATTTAAAAGCACTATTAAAACTTGCTGTTCTAGATCCTGTTCCGTCTTGTGTAATAAATATAGATCCACTCTGTCCAACTACCTGATTACTAGGTGCAGCAAAGGTTCTATTGCCACCCAAAGTAACAGAATGATGACAGGCAGTAGCCATATCAATAGTAATTGTCGCACCATCAGATAACGCTGTAATATTTGCTGCTGCTCCTCCTGTTAAAGAAACACCACCTGATACAACCTCAAATTTTGTAGATCCTCCTAGTTGTAATTGTAAGTTACCAGTACCAGTTTCATTAAATACTGAATTAGATCCATTATGGCTGATAGTAAGATCGGAAGAAGCACCAAATACTAATTTGGCATTGTCAGCAAACTCAAGAGCATCATCCGATTTATCCCATAAAACATTGTAGTTATCTCCTTGAAAAGTAACATCAACTGTTGTTAATGTGCCTGTCATCGTTCCACCAGCTACAGGAAGTAACCCTAAATTTGCTGAGTCAATATTTCCTATTTCAGTAAAACCACCATTACTTGAGTTTCTTATTTTTAAAATATTTGAAGTGGTATTAAGAAAAGGCATACCAGCAACACATTGACTACTGGCTAAATCAGTAGACTTTGAATTACTAGATTGAATCGCAGCAAAAACAGCGTTCAAATCAATTCTTACATTTTGACCTGAGTTATTTTCAATAGTGTAATTAGTTACGTCAGCCACAATTAAATACTATTTTTCTCCATGTTACCCTCCTTTGCCGAAACCAACAGCACTGTAGGTAAAGTTCCTATCAATACTAGCATTACTTGAGTTTTTAAAGTGAACTGTAAAGCCAGTTCCAGATATATTACTGAGTTCAAAGAAATCTCCTGTTGCCATATTTTGTGGAGAAATATTAACAGAAGGTAAAAAGTTATTTAAGTTGCCTAGTCCAGACGTTCCAACAAAAAATGGTGCTGTAAATGTAACTGCTTTTGCTCCTGCTCCAGATGCTATAACAGCAGATTGTTCTGTTCTGGAAGGCAAAGTTGCTGTGTACCCTAGTTGTTGTAGATTCATATTTTGAGCAACATCAGCAGTTTCTAAAGTAGCTCTAAACTGAAATCCTCTGCCTTTAAATATTCCATTAGCCATAGTGTTGAATGAACCATAAGTAGGAGAACTACTTGGATTATCAGTTGTTGTTCGTACAGCTAAGACAGCATTGGCATCATTAGCTATTGACCCATCAAAATCTGTCCATGTGTCAATATTTGCTGTTCTGTTGTCAAATTGATCCCCAACATAAAAACCAGCACCTTGAAAATGACGTTTTAAAGTAAGAGAAAATGTGCCACCTAGATCAAGAGTCTCTACAAAATCATAAGTACCAGTAGCATTTGAACTAGGATCTGTAAGTTTTAATCCACCAAGAGTTGAATCAAACGTAACATTACTTTTTGTTCCGTTAAAAGGTGTGCTGTCTGTATCTTCACGATCAGTTTTTACAGTTATAGAATCTAAAATTTCTGGTAGTGTTATAGCAACTGAAGCCTCTGTGGTACTAAAACGTAAACCATCATCTTGAAATTTTACCAAATAAGTTCCTGGAAGTGCTGGACATATTGCTTCTGTAGCGTTTCCAGGCACAGCTTCAATAATATCTTGGGCAGCTTGGAACGTAGCAGAGCCACCAGTTAAATTCGTATGCCTTATATAAACCCGACCTCCATGAAGAACATCTACAGCAGTGGCTTGTGTAAATCTTAATCTTACAAATTGATCGTTAATAGATTCAATACTAAGATTCTGTACATTTTCTGGCACAGCAGTTTTACCTTGAGCAACAAAAACTGTTTCAGTTGAATTAGGTGATATTTCTAAAGCAGCATTAAAAGAATAAACTTCAATGGTGTAACTCCCTTTTTTGCTATCTAAAATTTCAAAGTCACTACTGAATACAACTTGTGAAATAAAGTTAGTATCTTCAAATTTGTAATTAACTAAATATTGAGTAACTCCATCTACAGGCTGCCAATCTATAATTAATTTACTTCTAGCCATATTATTGAGAGTTACTATTTTTTCAGTAACAGTTAAGTTACTTGGAGGTGAAGCTGGTGCATTTAATAAAGATATTGTTCTCGCAGGTAAAGCAGTACCATTTTCAATAAACGCATACTTTCCTTCGACATAAGATAAGCCTGAAATTACATAACTAATATCATCTTGTTCTTCTACTTGAATAACTCTAAATAGTTGTGTTTGTAAGTCAGTACTAGATATTAAATATGGTGCATTTACATTTGGTGCAGAACTGAAAGCAGATTGAGTCGTTCCATCGGATTTAGTAACACTATTAACAGTAAAAACAGCACCAACAACATTGGAAACTGAACCTGTCTCAACTGTTCCATCAGGTAAGATCACAGAGATAGTAACAGAATTATTTAAATCAGATAGTGTAGTATCTCCAACAGCATCAATAGTTATAGTTGTTGTAGTGGCAGCAACAACTCGACCACCTCTTCTAGCTCCTGCTCTTACTGGATCATTTACTTCAATAACAGAACCAGGTCTAACAACAATTCCTGCATCTATTGAAGTTTGAAAAGTAATAGTTTCAGACTCATTTTGTTCAGCGAAAAGGATTGCACGACCCAATCTTGCAGCTTGATTACGAGAAGTACAAGCAAATGCTTTTACTTGTTTTGTGATAACTCCTAATTTACTTACAGCAGTGCTATCTTCTACGACTTCAAAATCTATTTCTTTCGAGTCCATATTAAAGTAACTGACAGAAACAACACTATGTCTAGTTTTCAAGCTACTTCCTGAGTAGGCAAAACCTCCTTCTCCGACATTAGCTAAATTAAAAAGATAACTTGCTGTGGTTTCTTTATCTTGCGATAAAGTTATACCTCCAGCAGACCATATTGGCATACATCTCATAGCACCAGCTAAATCATTTATCGCTGCAAATGCTTCTTTAGGACTTTGAATATTTACGTTACAACTAAATCTAGCTTCAGTACCACCTTGTCCATCATCTACCAATTCATTTGCATACTTACTGGCAGCTACAAAACTAAATAAATCTAAATTACTATCAGTAACATGATTTCCTAGTCCATACCTAGTGTTTGTGAGAAGATCAAGCAAGCACATGGCAGGGCAGTTTGTATAAACAGCAGCACCCATAACACCATTAAAAATATAACCATCTGGGTACACTATCCTGCCCGTAGCATTGTCCACACTCGGAGTACCAGAACTAGATGCTCCTGCTCCTGGTATTCTTACCTTTACTCCTCTAATACGATATTTTCTTGTTGGAATACGATTAAACTGTTTACTGTCTAGACGAAGAGCAACATAGGCACTATTAGCATAAGTTGAACTATTATCTATAACTTCTTGAAAACTGGTAAATTGAAACGCATTCACCCTTGCTGCATCTGTGCTATCTGCTGTGACTCTAACCACTCTTATATCTACAGTTGTAAAACCACTTGTTAGTTCAATTCTATGATCTCTGGCATAAGCATCTGCTGTCCTGCCACTAACAGAAGCACTTATTTTATCTACAAATCCTCCTGAGTCATGTTGAACTTGTATTTTATATTCAACAGTATCTCCTCTAACATCTCCGTCATCTTCAGCCACTTGTATCTGAGGCCAAGTTAAAGTAACAATTACTGCGTCTACATCTGTATTTGTAATCTGTCTAGTAACAGGAGCAGAAGTGGTTACAGTAACAGAAACACCAGTAGGTGATCTGCTTTCAGCAGGAATACCACTCATCGCAGTTTGGTTTGACGTTCCAAACTTAGATTTAAAAGTTATATCTTGAAAGTTAAAGTCTGCATCGGCAGGACTAGCACTTGTAGCATCAGCAGCAAGTATAGGTGTGTCATCAAGAAAAACATCTTTTAAACTTGCATTATCGTATGCAGTTGTTCCTTTTGTAAGACCTTCTTTCGATGCACTAGCAAAACCCTCTATCTCCCCTTCAGATATTAAGTCTTGAACAGTAGCAAAACTTCTACTATGTAAAGTATCAGGAGCACGATAAGGAGGTGGAGGTGGTTTTGGTGGACCTCCTGCTCCTCTAATAAGTTTAGTTTCGTCTGTCATGCCTCTACCTGATTAGTGTCAATAGCTGCACTTATTACAACACTTCCTGTAATTATTTCACCATAAACTATTGGAA